CAGTTAAGTTCTTAGAACTCGATAGAGTCGATGTAGTCCGCAAACTCGTTGACAACATAGTGGACATCGAGTTCATCAAAGAAAAGGACGTACAACTCAGGAAAATGCGTTGTACACTAATGGATACAGAAATACCTGACGATAAAATGCCTAAGTCGGAAATGTTATGGAATTATCAAGACACCGATAAAGTCATTAAAGTCTTTGATTTAGACCTTCAACAATGGAGAGCATTCCGTCTAGAGAATGTGACTCGATTTGACATTTCTTGTTGACTCGTGTATAATGGCTAACATAAACTAGAAGAGGTGTACGTATAAATATGATTAGAGAACCATTTGTGAGAAAGAAAAAAGTATATAAGAAGAACCCCGAACCATTTGAATGGGAACATGGTACTTATATGGGTGGTGAAGTAATAGATGATGCATGGGTGTATTATGATTACTTTGGAGAAGATGAAAATCCCGAGAAGAATAGATTTGAAGAAAACACTCAGAAGTTTAGTTGGTCACTTATTGATGAAAAGTACAACGACTATCGAAGTCTTATTTTAACACCAAAGTACGTAAAGATACTCATGAACGAAACGGGTCTGTCTGACCAAGAAGTGAAAGAGTATATTTGTAATGTAATCTGCAAGGAAGACAATGACAAAGTCAGAGAAAGAAACAATCAAAAAGCAAAAGAAAGAAGAGAACGCAACGGAAGATAATTTTCTTACTCGTAAGAAATTTACCGCAATGGTTCTTGAGTCTGTACAAAGAGACAACCATTCTTATATAGATGCAATCGTACATCTATGTGAAAAGAATAACATTGAGATAGAAGATATTAAGAAGTATATCTCTCCCGCAATCAAAGACCATTTAGAAGCAGAAGGAATGAGTCTGAATTTACTACCCAAAGGTAATACCTTGTTTTGAAAACGGGTAAGGTTATACAACAAGAAGACATTCAAGACATATTAGAGTTAACTAAAATATCTAATATATCTGAAGCACCAACTACGAGCTCAAACTCAAACAAGTGGAGAAACAGTTTAAAGTATCAGGTTGATTATCAGTTGTTTCCTGAACTATGTGAAACGATAGAAGACTTTGTTAATGACGGAACAAAAGTAAATCAGTTTGATTTATTACTTTATAAAGAAGGTCATTATTATAAGAAACACAAAGATGTTATCGAAGAGAGAAAAAGAACTTGGACATCTATAACTATGATTGATAAAAAAGATTTAAAGGGTGGTGAGATAGTAGTTTATAATAAAGATAAAAACATTATTGATTTAGACATTGGAGAAACTATTGTTTTTAAATCAAGTCTTTATCACAAAGCAAAAAAGGTTTTACACGGTACTCGTTTAGTTTTAGTTGCATGGTTAAATTAGTACTTGACATTACTTGTATAAATAAGTATAATACACAACGATTTATATTATGAATAAAGTGGACAAACAGAAGACAAATAATACGGAGTATACACATGTCATTTGAAAACTTAAAGACCAATCGCACCGATGTCTCTAAACTAGTTTCTGCAGTGCAAGAAGCTACTGGTGCAACAACCCAAAAGAAATCTTACGAAGACGAAAGATTTTGGAAACCCACAGTAGACGAGTCTGGTAATGGTTATGCCGTTATTAGATTTCTACCCGCAGGCGAAGGTCAAGAACTTCCTTGGGTAAGGTACTTTGACCATTTCTTTAAAGGCCCTACTGGACAGTGGTATGTAGAGAAGTCTCTTACATCTATTGGACAGAAAGACCCACTCGGAGAACTGAATTCTAGATTATGGAACTCAGGTATCGAAGAGGATAAAGAAACTGCAAGGAAACAAAAAAGAAGATTGCACCACGTTGCAAACATTCTAATTGTTTCTGACCCCGCAAACCCTTCCAACAATGGTAAAGTATTCCTTTACGATTTCGGAAAGAAAATCATGGATAAAATCATGGACGTAATGCAACCGCAATTTCCAGGCGAAGAACCCGTGAACCCTTTCGATTTTTGGAGTGGTGCGGACTTTGAACTTAAGATTACTAATGTCGCTGGTTATAGAAACTACGATAAATCTTCTTTCAAACCAGTGAGTGCATTGTACGATGCAGATGAAACTAAACTTGAAGCAACTTATAACTCTATGTTTGATGTTGCAGAGTTTGTTGACCCAACTAACTATAAAACTTATGACGAGTTAAAACAGAGATTGTCTGTTGTTCTTGGAGAAGCTGTTGGTGAAGGTTCAACTCAGAAAATGGAAGACTTAGGTAAGACTGCAGAAGCAGTAGAACCAAAGGTTGCAGAAACCCCAGTGGTTGCACCAAGTACTCCAGAACCAGAAGTTGCGTCAACTGAGTCTGACGATGAAACTTTGAGTTATTTCGCTAAACTTGCGAATGACGAGTAAGTACTTAATTTAAAAACAAGATTTTTAGACCCCACAGAAATGTGGGGTTTTTTTAAAATCTTTTACCACGCATTATTGTCCTTTTCAGTCTATTTTTATTATCTAAAGGTTCTTCTGTTGAAGTTGATAGACTGACGTTGTCTCCATTGTTTTGAACATTTGTCCTATTGTCCATAAAAGTTCCACCACCACTACCCATTTGTTCTAGTTTTGCAGCTTCATTTTCATTAATCGTTTCATTTATTTCGACTGTTGGTTTTGGTTTAACATCAATAAAATCTCTATCTGGTGGGTCTATTCCTTGTCTTTCTTTTATTAGGTCATCTACTCTTTTTAGTTCTTCGATTAGTTTATCCCTTTCAACTCCTTCTTCTGTTTCTGCAATTTTTTTCTCTAATCTTTCTCTATTTTTTATTTGACCAGCATCTACTGCTTTTGATGCATTATCTGTATCAAAGTATTCCATGTCAGCCATGTTTGTTAAAAACTCTGGAACTTCAAAACCTAATGCCTTTGCAATAGTCCCACCTATTGCACCTAGTTTTTTTCCTATGAATATAAAAATATTTAAGAAATGATTTACTGCGTCTTTTAAACCACCTAAAACAATTCCAAAAACTGAACCCATATCTCCTATACCAAGATTTTCTAAGTTCTTTTTAATCATAAAGAATATTCCAACTATTGCTCCTATTGCAGCTGCAACCACTACAATAATAGGTAAGAAAGGTGCAAGTGCGGCCATAATGGTTGTTCCCATAGTCATAAGTGCAGTCATAAGTGAGGGAATAACTGCACCCCTAATAAATATTGCAGTCATTTGAAGAGCCTTTAACATCGTCTGAAACTTACCACCCAATGTCAGTGCAACTTTTTTAAATGATGTGGCCAATGATAGGGTTGCAACTTTAATAAGTCCAGCAAATGTTGCAATTGCACTCCACACATTTGCAATTTTCAAAGCGGCTGCAGTTAACATGAAACCTACTTTTATTAAAGCAGTAAGTGCTACAATAGATGCACCTGCTATAACAATCTTATCAATATTTTCTTGTAAAAATGGTAATACTTTATCTTTTAAAAAATTAAAAAAACTTTTTACTGCGGGAACAAACTTATCTCTAACGAATTCTTGAACACCTTCCATAGATAATAAACCTATTAGTGTTGCACCTAAGATTGCTTTGAATGCTCCTGACTTCATAAATTTATCAGTACCAGCACCAATACCTTTAATCGCATTAAGAAATGTACCTTCATCAACTGGTTCTGGTTTAGGTTTTTCTTCTTCTTTTTTACTTTCTAAAGAGTCTCCTTCTGCTTGTCTTTGTTGTGCAGTAAAGAACTCTCCAAAAGTTTTTGCAAGTCCACCTAATAAGTCTTCTTGCACTTTTCTAGAATGTGCAATGTTTTGATTAAGATTAGAGTCTCTTTGTTTCTCTTCTTCGTTATTGAGTTTGAGTTGGTCTACAACTGCAGCTAAAGTCGTCATACTACTATTTATACTTACTTTCTAGTTTTTGACGTTCTTGTTCTTCTTTTTTTATCCATTCTGCAAGTAAAGTTAAATATATTTCCCTTTCCCACGGCCACATGTTTTCTATTTCAGTCAAACTATACTTGTAATGTGTGACCAAGTTAAAGTTTGTCTGATAATAATTATATAAACTATCATGAGAAAGGCTTAGGTAAAAAAATCCTGAATACCTTTTAACTTCAATTCATTATGATGTCCACAACTAGAACAATCAAACTTGACATCTTTTTCCAGTGAGGGAATAGTGTCAACAAAATCTGTTATCGATTTAATTTGGTCACTAGTCATAGAGTCAATGAAATCATCAATTTCTTTTGCTGATACTTCACTTACATCTATTCTTTCTTCTCCACTAATAACTGCCGCTATACATTCTCGAATAACCATAAAACCAAACTGAGTTTCTTGAACACCTTCTTTAAAGTTATCAATAAAGGTTTTAAATGGGGGATACTGTAGTTCTACAAAAATAGCATCTGTTAGTTGTACAGTACTTTCTACATCTTTTGGAACATCTATTGTAAGTTCAGAAAGATTTATATTCATTTCGTTTTTTGTTTCACATTCTTGACAAACTAGATTTACATTTACAGACTCACCAACCGACTTACCACGAATTTGAGTAAACATATACTCAATGTCAAAAGTGGTAAGTTTAGATTTAACATAGTCTCCTTCAACACACGCATCTATTGTATCCAACATCGCTTGCATTGCAGTCTTTTCATCTTTTGTTTCAAATGCCATAAGAAGAATTTTTTCTTCTTTTACTAAGTATGGTCGAAACATAACAGTCTTACCCGTTGAGGGTACTACCATTTCGTGTTTAGGGGTTGCATTTAGTTTAGGTAATGCACTCATAATATCTCCTATAATGTATTAATATATATTTAAATTCCAAATAATGCTTTTCTCAATCCAGTTTTTACGGCCCTTGCACCTGCTTTTTTCACTGCAGATTTAGCTGCGTCTTTCAATTTATCCTTAACTCCAGTTGCTTCTAATGCTCTGTCTTTAGTATTACCTTCTACTACTTCATATTTCTTATACGATAGTTGTACGTTCACTTCAAGTAATCCGTCTAAATCATTACTCAATTGAAATGAGTTTAAAGTAGTGGGATATGCATTTAATAACTTAGTTGAATAGGTCACTGCATCTGCAAGATATTGAGCACCGTCCGCAACTAGGCCTGGGTCAAAAACACCGTTTGCAATATCAAGTGGGCCGATAGGTGGTATCAGGTCTTTGATTGGGTCTGGTAAAGGATTGTCAAATAGTTTCTTAGGTCTAATCAAAGGATTGATTGCACCCTTTCTAAGTGTTTGTATGACCACATCAAAAGTGTAATCCTTGTAATATCCTACTTCTGAGGTTTCTTGATTAACTGCAAGGTTTTGCCAGTTCTCAAAGTAATCTCTTACACGCATATCATTTAAACAATAAAAGGTTAAATTAACATCTTCACTTGCATATCCGTATGCAACTTTGTTTGTATGAATACCAATCTGTCTTTCGGTTGATAGTATTTGTCTACCAGGCATTACTGCAACTTTACATAGTGTATTTAAATCTGTAGAGTTTACTCCACCAATCGGGGGTAAAAATACTCTCCATAAATTTGCAAACGCAAGTCCGTCTCCAGCTTTTACAGTTGCTACCATGTCATCTATTTTGTATGCCATTATTTTAACATTCTCCTACTGTCTGCATATATTTTTCTTTTGTCTGCTTTCTCAAATTGTGCAGTTGGTAAAAAGGTTGCAATCTCCCATTCTGGTGCTTTTACTTCTGCGAACTTACTTTTTACATGTTCAGTCAAATAATGTTTGATACATGGTTTATAAAAATCTAAACTTGAAGTACCCGCAAGTAATCTAGTTGTCAATTTAAATTTTGCGTCTTCACTCTTCTTACTCGTGACATTATCCATTAACGCATCAAGAAATTGAGCACGAAGTATAGGTGGTAGATAATGTAAGTTTAATCCAAGGAAACCACCTTTTGCGGGTTTTATTATGATTGACAAAGGAAACCTATCATAGTATGGTAAAGTTTCTTTATGTTTTGGGTCATAGAAAAACATCTGCATAGAACCAATAATTCTACGAGCACCCCTTTTTAAAGGTTCTTCTTTCATTAACTCGTCACGGCTTATACCACGCATAGTTTGTGCTTTTTTCATAAACCATTCTCTACTCTCTTTAGTTCT